CATCTGCAGAAACAGTTACGTCAGTGAAGACTTCGTCGGTAAAATCAACAATAGCAGTAGAACCATCAAGTGAAATAGTTGCACCGTCAAGTGGTTGACCACCAGTGGTATAGTTTGTACCGCTTGCTTCATCAGAATTACCTGTTACGTCAGAATAATTGGTTGTACTAGCATTGTATGTACCTGTAGGCGATGCTTTAATAAGAGCAATTTTAAGTGTGTCTGTATCTAAATCGTGAAGACCACCTAGTAGTTCTGTCTTAAAGCTATTACACATTGCGGTTGTGATAGCCATTTATTTCTCCTTTGGGCTAAATTATAGAGAAGTCTGAAAAAACTCCTCTAGGGATACTGTTATATTCACAGCACTGTTTGCACTTGCAAGACCTCGTATCTTGTCACTACCAACTAGATACAAAGGATAATCTGTAATTTGTAATAGTGAGTTTGCAGGTAGTTCAACAAGTTCTGCTAAAGTATAGAACGTTGTTGATGCTGCATCATACCAGTCTAAGCTAAATGTGACCAACGAACTAGAAGCATTGTTAATATATATGCTGTTTACTTCAGTCGTAAATCGTGCAGGCACTGTGTAAATGTCTTGGTTGGCTGTTGTCAATTCTAAAGCAACGGTTCTTTTTTTACGTTCAGCCATGCTTAGTTCTCTATGTAAATAATATCAAAAGTTGTTGACACTCTCAAGTCAGCGTTTGAACTATCTGCTATTGCACGAAACTCAATATCTGTTTTTTCAGGTATAGGTTGTGGGCAAGTAATGTCTTGATGATATGAGCCTTCAAATAAATCAAACTTTTGTTGGGTACGGAATACCCCATTCAATTCTCTTGTTATCATTCTTATGGTAGCAACTTTATTGTTCTGTACTGTAAATGCTGTTGTATCTATCTGAAACAAGTAAGCTGTGTACCCTGCAGGTACAGTCCAGAGTGCCATCAAAGTCTGTTGGTCAGAAGATGATACATAAGCATAAGTTGTGCCACCATTTGCAATTGTGATATTACCTGCAGATGCTGTGCCACTTGCTACAAATGCACGATAGACACGTAAGAAGCTACCTGTTGTTGTTGCAGTTCCTGATGCGTCTAGAGTTACTGTTTCAGATAACTCGTTATAACTTGCGTCCACCCCTTGAATGGTTACTTCTACATCTTCGTCTGTAGCACCCGAACTACTGGTAGCTGTCATGGTAACAGCACTAGCAGGATAGGCATACAGTCCACCTACATCCCAGATGGTTTCTTCTGAATCATCAATGTCACCGTTATAGCCAAACTTGAATACACGCTTGTGTCCTGCGATAAGTCCACGAGATACTTGTAAGAAGTAAGGATATGATCCTACACCACCACTAAAAGTAATTACATTTGGATATGACGTGATGGACATCTATTTTATTTTTTCTGCTTCAAGTTTATCTTTGAGTTTGCTAACACGTCGATAATGTTCACGTATTCGTTTTACTCTTGTTGGGTTTCTCAAAAACTTATCTATTTTTTCTATTTGTGTCTGTGTAAGAAACTTAACAGGCTTAGTACCAACTGGTATAAGTATCTTTAAATTTTTTTTTTGTTTTAAGTACTTTGTACACTCTTAAGAACTTTTAATTTTTCGTTTGTTTCTACTATATCTTTTAATGCTTGATCTAGTGCATTTAGCGATGAATTATTATTATTCAGTAAACTTTGTGCATTTTCAATTTTTAACTTATATTGAAAAATCAAAGCTTGAGCAGCAAGGTTGTTCATAAGGCGTACTCCTTTCTAGGATTATACAGAAAGATTAGCCTAATGTCAATCTAAAATCTTCCTACCCACTTACCTGCAGCCCATGCCAATAACCCTGCAAAGAATATAACTAAAATAAAAGCTATTCCATAGCCAACATATTCCATCAACTCTTGTCTACGTTTCTCTGCCATCTTTTCCTGATAACGTCTAGACTTACGAGCTTCAGCTTGAAAGGCTTGCCAATCTTGCCACAATCCGGGTCTACCTAAATAGATCATCATCTTCTTGAGTTCTTCTTCTTTTTCTTTTAATTGCTCAAGAGCCATGAACTCTTCTAGGTCTGAACCTCCTACCCCTTTAGCCTTTTGTTTACTTGCTTTCTTTTCTAGTTCTTCTTTTGCAAATACAAAATCGCTTATCTGTTTCGCACATCCACTCAGTTCTTTGCCGTTGGACACAAATTGCTTGATAACCGAAAAGGCAGCGTTTGCTGCGGCTAATTCTGCTAACACCTACTTTTTCCTCTTACTTTTACCTGCTTTAGATAGAGCTATTGCTATAGCTTGCTTTTGGGGTTTGCCACTTTTTATTTCTGTTCTGATGTTAGCAGAGATTGTTTTATTAGATTTACCTCTTTTAAGTGGCATTTTATTTCTTTCTTACTGGTTTACAATACGCTGTTATTTGTAAATTAGATCCTTCCCTTTGAGGTATAGATGGTTGGTTATGTAGTCTTTGTGCAAAGTATAAGCACCTATCTATATCTTGGAAGGTTTGTGTTTGGTCTACTACGCTTAATCCCATCATAAACACAAGCACAAATTCAATCACACTGGTACTCCTTGTACCTCCTCATCTTTATCTTCTTTGTGGCACTGGCAATTGCACTCCTCACAATCACACTCATAACATTCACATGTTACACATTTTTTCTTTTCTTCAGTCACGACCACTCTCCATTTTTCATAGCTAGGGATAATTTCATAGCCCTGTTACCTACTTGATTAGCCCATCTTGAATCAATCATTTCTTCACAAGCCACTAAGTAATCTTCTCTTTCTATCGCTGCCCACATGTTCTTAAATTTTAAAAGACGAGGAACGCCCATATTAAATGACATGTCAACAAGCACCATTTGTCTGACATCGTCAAGTTGATTTACGATAGGTTTATTAGCTAGTAATTCTTTTTCTACAATTGCTATGTCATTCATACAAAGATAGTAAGCTTCTTCTTCAGTAAGACCAATCTCGTAAACTTCTTCCATAGTTTTGTTTATGAAAGATAATTCACCATCTGTGATACCTCTGTCTTCTAAGTTACGCCCGATTCCAATCGTATCGATCCCCAAATGGTCCTGATAGACTTGTAAACGTAATCCTTCATGCAAGGCTACCATTTTGACTAGTTCACTACGTTCGTACTTCATGCTTTCTTCCTTGTTGTTGGCTTACGCTTTCTACCTGATGCAGTAACAGACCACTTTACTTTCGAAGGTCCTGTCTTTTTACTTGCTTCTTTTTTACTTATCTTACTTGCTACGGCTTTAGGTCTACATGCAGGATAAGGTCGTTTGCTTTTTTCTTTACCAGATCGACCACACTTCTCGCCTGTCTTAACGTCACGCCAATCCTCTTTAAACCACTTAGTCAATCCACCTTTAGGTTTAGCCATTATGCGTATGTACCTCCACGCTTCTTGTACTCACGTACTAACCAAGCATTTGCATACGCTGAAGGATACACTTTGAATTTCTTCTTGGCCGCAGCTTTTACTGAAGCGTAAAGCTTTGGGTTCTTTGGTTTGGGACTACTTCTTTTCTTAGACATTTACTTTTCTTGCTGTATCACTAATCATATGCTCTAAATGACTTACAAGAATCTTTCTCATATTCTCTGCTCTTTGTCTGTTGGTAAAAGAATACTCTCGTATATCATCATTGCTTATCTTGAGTGAAAATACGTAGAAAGCTCCCTTTTTTATGATACTAGAAGTACTACCATTTGCTACTCTAGCAGGATTAATTAATGTACCAAAGTTTGTTTCAATTATGTTTGACATCATTATACCTCTATTTTATTTGGTTTTCTAACTGTGCTATTTGGACTATATGTTTTTCCAGAAAATATTGTTAAATTCTTATTAGATGAGGAAACTGCTGATGACCCATTTTTAGAAGGTATTGTAGGGCTGTATACTCTTCCAACGTCTGCTGTACTTTCAGTATTTTTTTTCTTAATATTTTTTCTTTTTTCACTTAGAGATTTAGAACCATCATCGTGGAGTGTATTTTTTATTTTATCTTTAGTTTTTTTTTCTAATTCACTACGCTTATAGGCATCCCTTGCTTGATTTCTAATTAATGCTTTTTTTCTGTATTCTTCATGTTGTTTTTTACTTATAGGAAACCCTAAAGGATCTTTATACTTACTACTCATATTACTTCTTCCCCATGAGTTTCATTGCTTGACCAACACCCTTAATTCCAAAAGAGGAACTAACGGCTATAAATAAAAGATACTGATACCAATCTGGTAACGTATTAAGAACTTCAAATCCTGATCGTACATATTCTGTCATACTAGGAATGAAGACTAATATAGCAGGCAGTAGAAGGACAATCAATGCAAACTCGTCTTTCCATGATCCATCTGTGGCATCTGCCATAGACTTCTCCCAAGCAACTTCTCCTGCTGCTACCTTTTCTGCGACGACTGCTTTAGCTTTGGCTTCTGCTACTTTAGCTTGACCATCAGCCTTGACCTTCTCTACCTTGCTTTCCATCCACGAACCTGCAAGGTTAGCTATAGGACCTATTAACGCACCTAACATTATTTTTGCTCCTTATGTTCGTGACCCATCCAAATACCAAACACACCTGTCATCACGCCCATAACGACGGATACAAATGCTGATTGGGCTGCCGTTGGTGTATCCAAACTCATAAACCATTCAGCACATCTCCAAGACATTATTGTACTAGCGAGCATCATACATCTTGGGAGTATCTTCCATTTCAGAAACTGCTCAACGGTTACCATTATCTACCTTGTGACTTATGTAGTAGCTCTACGTAGCGATTGTAAAATCTGCTACTTATCTTATTAAAAAATTTAAATAGTTTGAAGTTAATCGAAATCAGCATTTCCATCTCTTTCTAGCTTGTCTTAGACGGCTATTAGGATCTTTTGCTGCTTTAGGAAACTTTTTCATTTGCCCTGCACTTCTTGCACAAAAGGACTTTCTTCTTTTAGCATCTTTGCTCCCCGGCTTAACTTTGCCAGTTACTGCTGTCTTAAGTTTTGATCCGGGATTATCCCTTCGATACTTAGCTACACCTTTTGCAGTCATACCCGCACCTGCTTTAGTTGGGCGTTTGTGACCACCTTTAATGGTGTGACCTTTCATTGTACCTTTCTCAGACATTCGTGCTACCTTGTTGTTGTCAAAGGGGCAAGTTGCCCTGCCCCCCTGAGTTAGTTATTTAAGCGAAAGCCGCTGCGGTTTCTGCAGTGCCAAGTTCTGCAATAACTGCGAACACTCTAACCTTACCATCGAAAGTTGCTGTATTAGCAATTAAGTCGATAGTATCGGCTGCAGTGTAGAACTTACCTACGCTTGTTGTACCTGAAGCTAAAGCAGTATGACCTGCAACTGCTGCAGCATAGATATCATCATCAGCGTCATCACCTAAGTCAAGAACTGGAGAACCAGTTGATGCTAAAGTAAGAACCTCAAGACCTGCCATAAGAACCAAACTGTTAGCAGGAAGTTCAAAAACTTCTACTGAGTCGGATGTAGTCAGACTTGTTGATGAGAAGTCAAGAACAACTTCCACGATTTGAGGTTTAATGCCGAGTGGAACACCAGCAGTAGCACCTGTAATAGTATAAGCGGGCATTATCTAGTCTCCCTTAAGCAAAATCTACAACGCCACGAACGATTGCTTCTTGTCTTAGAACTTTTCTTCCAAAAACATGCAATCCTCTGATAACGTCGGAGAATGATTCAGTTGAACGTACCACTTCAGTCTTTGCGATGTGGGACGCTGTTGCACATGATGAAATGTGACCAGCTAAAACAACATTCTCAGTTGCGTCAGTAGCTAATGTACCAGCAGCATCTGTTAATGTTACCTGATCAATTCCGCCTGTGCTATTTAAAGCTGTAGACTTGTAACATCTAAAACCAGCAAGAGTTCCTACTGTTGCAAGACCATTTCTTAGAGGAGATACACCGTCGCCAGATACCTGAACTTCAGCAATCTTGTTTCCTGCTTGGAAAACTTTCTCATAGAAAATTGGAGGTGCTACAAACCATCTGTTCTCTTCAGGTACAGACTCATCATCAAGAAGTCTAGCCATTGCGAGCATCATGTTGATACCTGCATCGTCTGTCTCAATGTTGATAGGAGCAGCAGTTGTTCCTAATATACTTGCAGCAGCAGTAGTTGTTAAAGTTGTACCTGATACTGCAGATGCTGCAATTCCAGCACCGTTAGTTAAGGTTTGAAGAACGTTTGCATCGAACTTTCTCTTTAGAGCATAAGCACCTGAAGAAGTTGCTAGTGCTTCAAAGTTAATGTGAGAATGTCTCTCTTCGATGTCGTCTATTTTGAATGCGAAAGCATTGGCTTGGTCGACAGTCAATGTAATTTGATCGTCTGCCAAGTCTTGCGGGTTAACTACAGAACCTCTTGAATATGCGGACACAGTCAGTGTTGGTTCTTTCATTATGTTAACAGTATCACCAAAGTTTTCAATTTCGCCAGTATAGTCGGTATTCGTAATATCTTCTGCAACCGAAGCTCTACGGAAGAACTTGAGAACTTTTTGGCTAAATATTTCGGGTGAAAAATTACCTGACGGTAAATTATTATACCCTGAAGCTGAATTAAAAGCCATTTTTCTATCCTTCCTCTATTTGAGGTTAGTTTATTGAGTTATTCGCCCCTCTGCCCGTGCTTGGTCGATTTCTTTTTCAAGTCTTTCAAACTCCCACGGTTTCAGTTTGGCGATGTCTGATACCTTCCAAATCTTTTTGTTTGCATTTTTATCAATCGGAACTTCTCTAGAACTTGGTGTTCTGACTGCTTCAGCCGCAGACGCATTAGATTTATTAGGTTTCGTTTTTAAGCCACTGTCGGCTTTGTAAAGGTCAAGAACTCTGATTGCCCATTTGCTATCAGTATTGTTTTTGGTTATACCCTCAGAAATTGATTTTGGTTGCTCATCAAGCCACAAAAGAAACTTCTCGTCATTCCTAATATCATTAAAATCAGGATGTGCCGCAAGTAACACTTTGTACGCACTTTGAACTTCCATTTCCTTCTCACGACCTTTTATAACTTCAAGTTCCTTTTTTAAACTTTCAGATTGTTCTTGAGCTTGCATTGCCGCTACGGTTTGCACTACGGCATACACGTCTGGATACTTACTCTTAAACTCCTCTAGTTCATCTGGACTTTTAGGAAGTTTGATTGAAGGGTCTAAATCCATCTGTTGTGCAGTTGTTTTCAAAGCTTCTTTCTCGTTCTTCCATTCTTGGAGTTTGTTGTCATAATGCTTTTTTAAATCATCATAACGTTTTTTGTAGTCATGTTCAGGACTCTCTTCCTGTTTAGTTTCCACAAAACCTTCATGCTGTTGGGTAGCTTCCTGTTGAGTGCCAACGTCTTCTGATCCTGCTTCTACCTCATCCTCATCTTCTCTATCAACTTCCTCTCGGTATTTGTTTTTATAAAGATTTGGATTGTTAATCACTCCAAAGGAGTCATTGGGTTTAAATGCTCTTGCACCTCTTACTTGTTTTGCCATTGTTTTACCTCATCATATGCAGTGCCACTGGCTGTGGGTAGCTGCTTCGGTTTGTCAGGGCCACTTATGTGGGTAGCTGACGAATTCTACTCTGCTCCTACGCTCATCATTGGTGAAACTCCATCTATCTCTACTGTTTCACCTTTAATTAATTTATCCACTACATTTCTAGCTTGTTTTGTAAACTCTACTCTGTCTGGATATTTTTGTCGTAAAAGCCTTCCGAATTTATTGTTATTCAAATCAATCTTTTCTTCTTCTGACATATTTTCACTTTGTTCTCTTCTGTCAAAAAGATCAGACATAAGGCTATTAAAAAGACCATCTTCACTTATATATCCACTTGTTAGTATGTGGCGTAAAGTGTCTCCTTCTCTACTCTTTTCACCGTATTTAAATCCTTCCCCTAGACCCTGTTCTATATTCTTTAAATGACCTGTCATACGTAGTAGCATAGCAGTAGTAGCGTCTATGCCACCTTCTGAGTAATCAGCACTAGCTATATCGTTATTTGTTGACATAAAGCCACCTTCTGCAGCTGGTCTAGGTGGAGATTGTTCTTGTTGTTGTTCGGATTCTTCTTGTCTACGTGCTACTTCTCTTTTGCCACGATTATTTATTTTTTCTAATCTGTCGTAGCCAATGACTTTAGCTATTTCTGGTGGTACAACAACTTCTCCACGTGATATCATTATTTCAACTTGTTCTTTACTAGGTACTTTAGCTGCTTGAGCAGTTCTATCTGTTCCTGCGTCTGTGTCTGCTTGAGCAACTATCTCATAAGCTTCGATCAACATTTGTTTTATATCTTCTTTACCTGCAAACTCTACAGCAGGTGCGTTGATTACGAATGTTCCTTCAGGTACTTCTTTGGGTATGTCGTCAGCTATGGTTTGTTGTTCGGTAAATTGATCTGGTGGTCCTCCGATGAATCCCATTTCAGTTGATGGATTTTGAGCAACATCTCCTGCTGCCATTCCAATTCTTCCACCATATCTCGTTCCACCATGTTCACTAGAGTCTCCTGCTCCCCCCGAACCTGAATCTGCTCCTTCTCCATCATTAGGGCTACCATATCCTCCACCTACACCTGTAGGTCCTCCTAAACCTCCAGTTGATCCTACTGCACTTCCAGTAGTTGTACCACCCTGAGATGGATCTACGTCTTGCCCACCTATAGTCTGTGAGCCTGTTCCTGTAGATGTTCCTATACCATAACCACTTCCTAAATCCCCTATACCGCCTAGATCCCCTGTTGTTTCAATACCTTTAGTATCTTCAATCTCTGTCAGAAAAGATTGTGCTTTTTTATTGCCTGCTTTAGCATCTATTACAGCTTGAGCAACTGTACCATAATACCCTGTATTTTTAGATGCATTCATTGCAGTTCCAAAATCAGTAATACTTCCGTAAGTTGCAACAGTGTTTGGATCTAGTCCAAATCTACCAAACTGCGTCATTGCGTTAGGAGGTCCAGTATAGGAAGGGGTAGGGTTTTTAAATACATTTTTTTGAAGTGAGTAAGGTGCATTTGCCAATGGCATACCCATTTGATAATCTATAGCTGCAGTAGTAGCAACATTTAAACCAGCGAAACCCGGATGAAGACTAACTAAATCATAACCATAATATCCCTGTGCATATCCCGGAACTCCTTGTGCTACTTTGTCTGCAACGCTATAATGCGTTGACATTAAAGACTGAGACACTTGTCCAAGCAACCCACTTCCCATTGCAACGTTTTGTCCGTAGGGATCTTGTGCAGTAGGACCAATTACTCCTGAAATAAGACCAAACGCTGGACCACTAACTACATTTGCAATGTTTGCTGCTGCTCTTGCTGCTTCCATTTTTCCAGCCATAGCCAAACCTAAAGGTGCTGTCTGCACTACTCCTTGTGCTACCGCATCAGTAGAAAATCCTGCAATGGCTGCACCAACTGGATTAGACTGTGCAAAATCAGCTTTGGCTCTGTCCATCTCAGTATCAAAGGCTACTTGTCCTACTGTTTGACCCCTGCCAACTCCTGCAATGTCCATCATCTCTTGTGCATCAGCTATGGATTGAGATCCAGCGGAAACTGAAACATCAGTCGCTGATATACCTGAAGCTTCCAAACCACTTATGTCTGTTACTTGAGTACCAATAGATGTAACATCACTGGACTCAGATTCTCCTTCTCTTTTTTCTAAAGATGTTTCGACATCAATATTGTTTTCTTGCAAAGCTTCCCTAGAACGTCTTCTATTTCTAGCTCGACTCATTAAAAAATCAAATTGTGGATTTCCAGTGCTAAATGCCATTATTGCTTTTGACTTTCTCTACGTTACTCTTCAAACTGAGGAGCGTTTCCAGTAAAACCAGCTTCCCCTGCAGCTGGCGTAGCTCCGACTCCGATTGTGCCATCGCCAGCCCCTTGACCGTTAGATCCTTGAGGTTGAGGAGGTACTCCTCCAGCCCCGCCCATATCAGGGGATTGTTGACCAGTGGGGCTACCTTGACCGCCTGTTCCTTGTTGAGCATTCTGTTGCATTCCTTTCAATATCTCTGCGTAAATCTGTGCTTCGTTTACGTCGTTGACTAAACTATCTGGATCGATATCTTGTGATATAGCCAACTCTCTCATTAAATTCGGTATTTTTACAAACGGTGCTAATGTTGGGTTCATCACAGTTTGCAACAAGGCAGTTAATCTTTGACTTCGTACCTCTTTTTGCATCACTGCAGCTACCCCACGAGGTTTGATCTCAAGATCTCCCTCTATGTCGTCTGCATCGTCATTGAATTGCATGTTCCATTGAAAATAGGCTTCGCCCATCGGTTTTAGTAGATAATCGTCAATATTCTTTATGACTGTCTTCATAGACAAACCTGCAGAACCCATCAACATAGATAAACCTGAAGCAGTACGTCCTGTTCCTGTTACTCCTGTTTGTCCGTGCATAATTGATGGTATGCCAGTTTCTTCATCTGCTAATTGACGAGATATTTGGTACATCTGTATGTTTTCGCCTGCAGTGTTTGGAAACTTAAGACCGTTGATTGCTGTACCAGTAACTCCAGATTGTCTACGGAATATCTTTCCGGGGAATATGTCCATGTTTTGTCCGGGAACTAAACTTGCTTCATCCACGTCAAATACAAGATTACCTGCTAATGCTAAGTTATCAATAGCCATTCTTACGTGACCATTCATAAGCATCTGTGCATCTTCCATGTTTTCTGCTACACCAACACCCCACATTTGATATGGGTTAACTTCGTATGGAAATACTTGATAAGGTATTCTTGATGGTGTAAATGGATTAAGAACACATCTAAGTATCGTTGTTCCACAAACCCATACGTTTACAGGTATTTGATCTAGCTCTGATATTCCTTGAGGTAGTTCTAGTCCTGCTTCATCAGCAAACTTAGCATCAATTACACCCCAATACTCAAGAACTTCAAATCTATTTTCCTGATAGTATGGCTCAGTTTCATCTTCACGAATAGTATCTTCGTAGTACTTATCTTCGTAGTTAGGACCTTTTGCAAGACACTCCTCTACGGCTTCCATGTCGAAATGAGGTCGTTGAGATAAGGCACGAAGTTGTTGTCTATTCATACGATGTCTTTGTATGACGTATTCACAATCATCTATACTTGTGGCTGCTGGATCAGGATGAAAATCCCACACGGATACAGATTCTATCTTAGGCACTGTTTTCTCGTATGGCATGTACTCTCTGCTACCTTCTTCATCTCTTTGCCACTTGTGTACTTTCTTGTTAAAGTTGAAAGGACCTTTAACAATTCCTGTACCAAGTAAAGATGCTTCAAATATAGCATGTCGGAATACATTAACTGCATTTGTATCGAGCAGTTGATCGTGGATCATCTGTTCCATTTTACGTGCAGCTTCACCAGATGGACTTATCTGAGGTTCTCCTACTTTTGAAGGACCTTCGACAAGAGGTGCATTTGGAAATTTTTTAGCCATACCACCTAAGAAATCCATAGATGGTGTTGCTTGAGTTGCTCCCGGAGGTAATTCTCTACCATCACCCTCGTAGCCATACATATCTGGCGGAGGTGGAGGTGTTACCTGATCAGCAGGAGTTTCCAAATGAGCAAACTTTGCTATACCTTCTGGTATGGGTGTATCTTCTACAACAATAGGAAACTTCTTGTTGGCAAATAATATATCAACAATTTGTCCGTATGCTGCAAGAACTTTGGTTTTGGTTATTCTGACAAATACTTTTGATCTCTCAGAGTCACGATATTGTGTACTTGAATCGTAGATGCCACGAAAGTTTTTATAGGCTTGTAGCCATCTATGTTCGTGAGAACGTCTACCGTTTTCAGAATCCTCAAGCCTACTCTTTATGTATCCTGCAAGTCCGGGCATGATTGTCCCTGCATTGGACATAGCTGTAGGTTTATCGGATTCTTCGTCTGAATTTAAAAAATTGTCAGCCATAAATAAGTCCTAGCCAAAGTAGTTTTTGTCGTCTGCCATAGTAAAGAATGCACTTTCAACAGTCGGCTTTGACTGCTTCTTTGGCATGTCAGATTGTAAGTCGTAGTTTTCAATCTTTGTAGTGAAGTCTGCACCTTCACGAGTTAATTGATCTGCACCCATTTGGTCATCGACTGAAGTTTTGTCGCTGTTCATTATGTATGCAGCACCGTAGTTATAGTTGTTGTTTGGCATTGTTGTCTCCCATATACCAGTTACATAATTCCCTGTTCATCAGGGATATCCTTACGTAAAAGATCACTCATTTGCTGATCCATTGCGTAATTCATTGGACTAGTTGTAGCCATGTCTTGCTCAGATGTTTCTAAACCCATAGATGTCATATTTGCATATTGATCATCAGATATAGTTCTGTATTCTGCTGTCGGATCAGTTGGTACAAATTCAGATCCTGCTCCTGCAGGGCTTGATTGCATAGCAAATCCTACTGTAGCTCCCGGACCCATTCCTAATCCCTTTTCAAGTAAAAGTTCTGTTGCTACATCTTGGGCAGCTTGAACAGGATTATCTATAATCTGTCTAGCTAATTCTCCTACTGCTAGTCCTGTAAAAGCTTTTTTTGCTGTATCAGAAGATAACGCATTCCACGCTTTATCAAACGCAGATTTAGCCTTGTCACTAAGTTCAATTGGAGAACCTTTAGGTGGTATCTTTTTTTTGGGTTCTTTTTGTTTCTTTTCCTCTTGAGTAGCCCCTAGTTCACTCAT